CAATGCGAGTTCGTGGCATGCTGGCTGGGCTGTATGCGAAATCTAGCAAAGAATTATTAAGATTGCTATCGGGCATGCATGTCAAAGGTCTCACAATGCGGCAAATTGGTGCGGTCTTCCAGGAGAAGTTTGCAGACATTGTTGCTGGCGTTAATACAGATTACTCGAACTTTGAGAGTATGATTGGAGAATTTCGTCGGAGATTGGAGAATCGGTTCGTTCAGGCCGGGATGCACGAAGGTATGAATAAGGTGTTTGCCGTTTTGGTCAAACCATTTTCCGTGGTCGGTCGGTTTTATACATATGTATTGGATAGCATTCGGAGATCGGGAGAGTACTTCACATCCAATGGCAATTTACTCCAAAACTTTTTAACTAGTGGGTGCATTATGGCCAGCTTTGAGCCTGGGTTCTTGGCGAACCCAGCCAAAGTTGCACGTGAATGGGCTGCTGCCAAGTTGCATCAACTGGGAGTGATTTTTGAGGGTGACGATGGTGTTCTACCATTGGGTAACCACACTGCCAAGGAACTCGCAGAGCATGCCATTCAGGCCGGTGCGCGTCTCACGTTTGATATTGTGCATCAGTTTGAGGATGTGACATTTTGTAAACTCCAGTTTACTGGTTTGTTTGGCTCAGGTGGCGTACCAATGAGACAGGCCTTTAAGGACCCAGTTGCTGTTTTAGGAAAACTTGGTGTTAATTTGAATCCAGACCTAAATACTGGCGTCAAAGACGAAGATCTGCAATTTGCAAAGTGTGTGAGTGTCCTGTTGGAATTGCCCGGACACCCGCTGACAACAGCTTTTGCTCGAGGCACACTTTTGCGTCAACCTCAGAAGTTAAAGTCTTTGCGTCGTGCAATACAGGGTGACCCTGCCCAGAATGCTCATTGGGAGCGGCTCTTTAGAGATGTGTTGCGGCGGCGTGGGATCCAAATTGGTGAACTCATGATGGAACTTGGGGTGAACTCCACTTTTGAGAGTTGCTTTGATGCACGGCCAAGTGAAGAGATCTACGCAGCTGTGGAGAGAGTTTATGGTTACTCGTCGGCCACAATGAAAACATTGGAAAAACAATTATTTGAGTATGCTCTGGCACCTGTGGGTGATGTTGAAATTCCGAACATTTCAATGCTCCATGATAGACCAGGTGTCATTGAGCGAGTTGCTGTTGATGCTCGTCACCTTGCACGCGAGGTGGCTGTTGAATCAGGTGGATTTGTCCGCAGGGGGCTGAATTTTGTCCACGG